TTTTGCCAAGCTCAAAATCTATCTTTGCTATAAGAAGTTCGCTTTTCACATTAAATTGAGGAATATCTACGTTAACTAATGTGTTAATCTCCCATAACCTACCATTTGTTTGTCTCCAACCAACAACCTTTACTGTCATTTTTCTTGCTTTCGCTTCTCTTGACCCAACCTCAAACTCTGCTCTTTCTTGACATTGTTTAGCGTTACTTTGCTCGTCTGCAATAATAATAAGCGGTCTGTATCTATTAAGACCATTTACAACTGATGCTGATGCTGACTTTTGCGCAGTTCCTTTTGGCGTCACAGATAAATTTGCGGCGGATAAAGATTCAAATTTTCCAACCCCTCCGGTTGAATTTGTTTGTGATTTTACCGTTATTTTTGAAAATACTTGAGTGTAATCATCATTTATCGACGCCTCTTTGATGTTTTTCCCCATCACTAAAGAATCAAATGCTTTACCACCAAGGCCGCTTTGAGTTATTATTAAATTGCCTCCGCCGTCACTTATAATCATCACACCATGCATTTTTGCAAGCTTAGAAATGGCGCTAACGCAGGTATCGCCACTTTTAAATGATTTTTTCGGTAGCTTGACTGGCTTTACTTTCGTCTGATTGATTATTTTTATTCCAAATGGGGAGGCTATTCGTTCAATAATTTTTACAAAATCTTGTGTGTTAAACTCTACTGTCTCTACACTACAATCAACTAAATCACCAGCCTTGCTTCTGCCTGAAACTTCTATAGATATTTGATTTGATGATATGTTTCTGGCTAAACCGTCCAAGTACCCAGAGATAACAACATCATTATCAAGAATCACCTCGCACGACATCCCTACCGTGAGTGGGAATTGATCAGTTTGCCCAAACCATCTATCAACTACAGATAGAGAAAACGAAGAACAAAGCTGAGTAACATCACGAGTTATTTTAATGTTTTGCCAACCTTCAAACACCAAACCGTTAATTTTTAACTTGACTTTAATTGTCATAATCAACAAGCTCCAACAGCGCATTTTTAGGCACAAGGCATGGATTTTCTATGTTATTTCTTGCTATGATAGCGTCATCAGATAAATTTTCATAAAATCTATAAGCAATGACAGCGCTTGGCATAATTCCATTTACGTGTGTCCCGTCGCAACAATTTGTGTAAAAAGTTCTCAAGCTGTTTTCGCTTAACGCTTTCATTCTTTGAATAACTACTGATTTTAAGGTTTGCAATGCAGCCTGAGTGTCGTCAAATTGGCCTGAGTTTGACAGTCTCTCTATTTCGCTATCAAGCAAATTAAAGACTTTATAAATTCTATAATTCGCTTCTGCTATCGTTAATAATTTTGGCGTCCCCATCGTGATGGTAGACCCAGCATCATACCTCAAATCACCGTTAAAATCAGACTCTAAGTGAGCATATCTCACAATTGAAGCAGTTTGAACAAGGCTTTGAATTGACAAAGAATTTAAATCTTGCTGCTTTCTTGCTTTTGTTTTTTTGCCGTTTAAAATCACATCAAATTTTAATAAATCATCAACTTGTTGCGCTTCTTTAACAAGCGAAACAAAAGAGCTGGCTAACGATTGTGCTTGTGTTATTCCTAGCGCCTGCCCAAGTTCACCGCTACCAAGTAAAGTGTTTAAATTACCATCAGCAATTTGAGCTGCTATTGATGCATATTTATTCGCCGTTCTGATTGTCTCTCTAGCTTTGCTTATCAATTTTACGGCATCGTTTAACACAAAATCTTGATAATTTTCTGTATCGAAATTTTCTACAAAATCATTCTCTATTGAATCATACGCATCACCTACCGCATCATTAACCAGATCGCCTGTGTCAATAGATACAACATCATAGTCGATACCACCGTTTACATGAAAAGTGAACTGTATGATCGACAAACCACCCTGTTGCGATGTGTCAATTGTTTGCGAAACATCGCTTATTTTGCCATAAATGATGCCGTCTGTTGGGTGAACAAGCTCTTTGTCTTCGTCATTATCATGAAGAATTGCACGAAAATTATTTGCTTCTGCCAAATAATTAAACCCATTGCTTTCATTAGAATCAAAATAAACTGTGATTGATAAAGTTTTTGCCTTATTGCCTAAATTATCAACAACAACTTTATTTCGATAAGGAAACTCATGCACAACAACATTGTTTCCCTCTTGAAAATCAACAGCCCCTATCTTGATGGGAAAACCATCAAGCTTGGCCTCTAATAAATTATCTCGCCACGTCATAAAACAGCCCCAGTATTAACTTTTAAGCCAAAGTTTGGCGTTGTACTAATATTGTCTACCCTCGCGGCTGGGTTGTCAATTGATATTTTTAACTCTCCGCCAACTTTTGATTCTATTTTTTGTGTTTGAGCGGCAGAGACCGCCCCACCAAGACTAGAATCTGATATTGTTTGCATCGGCAAGCCTGATTCATTAGCAAAAGGTTCAATTTTTGGGATTAATTTTATTTCTGTGCCGCTTATTGAATTAAAACCCTCTATAGCCAAGTTAATAACATCTATCAAGTTGTTAAATGGAGACAAAAGAAACTCTACAATACCTTTTCCTATATTTTTCAAGCTCTCCCACGCGTCAGCCGCAAACATTTTAATCGCCGTCCAGACTATATCAATATACTCTTTGACCGTATCCCAGTTTTTCCAGATTAAATAAATCCCAGTTCCAACTAATGCGATTGCTGCAATAACAAGGCCTATAGGGCCAGTTATGGCCGCCCATGCTGCACCGGCAGCATAACTAACAGAATAAAACGATATTGTCAAGCCAGCGTTAGAAGCGGCAACAACTGCGTTGGTTGCGATCAATACACCTAATTTTCTTACAACGCCGAAAATCGCAACCCCTATGTCTAGCATTGATGCCGCAAATGGCGCGGCAAACAAAATAGCACTACCCAAAACAAGATTATCCCAACCAACAAAATCACCAATCTCTACAAGCTTTTCTATCAGCTTTGCAAGTCCTTCTATGATTTGTGGTAAAGCTTCTATTATTTTTGGTGCGCTCTCACCGATTGATTTTCCTAATTGCTCAAAAGTTTTAACTAACTCTGGGTTCTGCTTTGAGTCAAATGCCTTATCTATCGCATCACTCATTGATGTTAACATGGGCAACATCGCTATACCGATTTTTTGTTTTAAATTGCCTATTTTATCAACAGAGTCTGCCCATCTATCACCAACCTCATCGGCCTGCTTTATTTGTTCACCCGAAAACAACCTGTTTTGCTTTCTCAGCAATTCTGTTGTTTCCTTAAATTTAGCGCCACCCTCATTTAAAAATGGGATGATGTCCGCGCCTGCCTTGCCAAAAATTTGCTTTGCAAATGTGCTTTTTAGCTCATCGTCCATGTCTTTTGTTGATTCTTTAAACACGGTGGCTATTTTAGCCATCACATCCTCAGACGGTTTTTTTAGGTCATCGGCAGTAATTCCAACCGCCCTAAATTCAAGAATTTTTGCTTGATCACCTTGCTGCGCTGCAAGTAGATTTTCTTTTAACTTCCCGTAACTTTTCGCTACGGCCTCTATGTCTGTTCCGCTTGCTTTGGCAACAACTGAATACGATTGCAACAAATCTGTTGATATGCCGTACATTTGATTCAAATCGTTTAATCGTCCGAGCTGATCTGTTGTTGCGACAGCATTATCCACCAATCCTTTTGCTGTCATGGCCAAGCCCGCGCCAATTACCGCTCCCTGAAAAACAGGGATATTTGACATTTTTTGTTTTAAGTTTCCTATTGCTCCACCAAGTCCAAACAAAGCACCTTGCATTTGTGGGGAAAATTTACTTAATAAAGAATTAGAAAGCTTGCCAAATGCACCGTCAAGGCCGCCAACCTTAGACTTTAACCCATCAAACTTTTTGCTGGCTTGGTCATCAGCCGTGATTATAAATGGTACTTTTCTTTCATTTGCCATTGCTTTTTGCTTTCAATTTCAAATATTTCACAGCCGAGTTGTAAAAAAACAAAAGCTCCTCATTTGTCATTCTTAATAACTCACTCGGCTGTACCCCAGCCTCAACCATCAAGAAGCCAACGGCGGAGGCTATTGTGTCTTTTTTACTCTACAAACCTCAACAAGCTTATAGCAACATGCTAAAAAAACATCAGGTTTTATTTTATCTAAGTCAACCACTAAGCATTTTTCAAGAATTTCTGCTCCAATCCCAACAAAGTCATCAGAGCTTTTTTTAATGTCTCGCATTACTGATGCAATCGGTCTAAATTTTGACACAATTTTTTCTGCCTCTTTAATACTTGATGTTTTAAAATTCTGCTTGATTATTTCTGGCGCAATTTCACCCGCAAAATAAACTAAATCGCTAAATAAAACCTCCTCAGTCCCAGTGATTTTTTGATCCGCCCCCAAAGTTAAATCAAGAAGAGGTATGCATGACTGAAAATAGTTAAAAAGAAACATGTTTTGATCGACATCTTTTATTGCGCCGCTCGCCAAACCAAGATTAAAGAATTGGTTTGCGTGAATAATGTCTTTCACAGTCAAGTTTTGCTTAAAATTTAACACTTTTATTTCTTGCAGTGTATTGCCGCCATTATCGCAAATCCTCAGCGGCTCATCCAATTGCATTGACAGTGTATTTTTTTTTGATTGTGGATCGTTTTGGTTGGTCGTTTTTTCAGTTGGAGTTTTGCTTTTTTCTTTGATCCCCTCCCACGTTAGAGCCTCATTCAATCTAGCGCTTGAATAGCTTAAAATAGACCCTTTCTGGTTGGTCGCTTTTCTTTCAGTCTTTTTCATAATAGCCTTTTTATGTTTTTTAGCCTTTTATTTGTGCAAAAAAGCAGGCGGAGGCTAAAACCGCTTTTCGTTTAAAAAAAACTAGCTTTCTGCAAAAAAATTAAGCGGTCAAATTATCAATAAATGCATCACAAGTCATTGTTAATGTCAATACACCATCATCCGCATCATCAACATTACTAATCGCGCATCCCGTTATTGTTTTGATTTGACCATCTCTATACAGAAGTTGAACAACCCCCTCCACGCCAAGCAAAAACTCTGAATTGTAATCTTGAGTTGAATCATAACCAATCTTAATTGACAGCTCTGTAGCTTTTAGCTTTTCCGCTTTGATATTTTTTCCATCCGATTGTATACCTGCCGATTCTTTAATAATTCCACCAGGTGTAATACCAACCATCCCATCAATTGGAGAATAATTTTTGCCAAAAATTGATACTGTGCTTACTAAAACTTTTCCTGCCATAATTATCTCCAATTAACACAAACGAATACCAGCGTTGAAGCTGATTTGATCTGCGAGTTTAACTAGGGTTGCAACAAAATCAGTGTTTGTTCTGTCGCAATTGATTGTACTACCAGCAGATTTTAAGCTTTGCTTAAATGCCTGCATATCCTCAATCACAAGCTGATTTTGCAAAATTAAAGCCCCTTCCATGAACAACGCATTTAGTTTGTGTGGCGTTAAAACATCTACAGCCTCTTGAGCCGCTCTTGATTCAGTCCCGCTAAAATTAGATTGCGGATGTCTTTGTTTTATAAACTGAACAAAAAACCATCTCACAAATGATGCACCTGCAATTGTTTCGTAGTTCCTGTATTTGTCTGTCAATACTCCAAACTCAGCAACTTGTGTTGTGATCAGTTTGCCTATTTTTATATCACCAGACGCGTTAACTACATAGCCTAACCCGTTTGCGATTAGCTGCTCTTTTTCAGCATTCGTGTAATCTAAATTCAAGTCTCCTGTGCACAACAAAATGCCTTTAACATTTGCTGTCGCCCTTGATTTTGATGCTCTGTTCATAGCTTCGCCCATTGCTGCCGCACCAACAACCCAACTTGCTTGAGTCAAGTTTGGCAATAAAACTCCAGCTATTGTATAAGAATCAGGCAAAGCGATGATATTGATGTGTTTAGAGTTGATTACTCTATCACTATCAAGCGGCGACCCAATCCAATTTATTAAATCTGTAGCGCTTCCTCTTGTTGCGACGAACACGTGATAATCATATTGTGAGCCAAACGCTTCCCACCTTTCTGTTGCATCAAGATTGAAAAGCTCTAAATTCGCTTCGTTAATATAGTGAGTATAGATATGCGTGTACGCCTTATTAGCCACGGCCGCTAACGCGTCTGAAACGCTTGGACTGCCTGACCCAACAACGGTTTGCGCTATTGTTGGTCTTGCTCCGCTAGGACTTGTTATTAAACCTCTATCATGATGATAGATGCCGCCAAGCAAATCATTGCCGACAACCCCAACGTGCTTAAATTCAATTGACAGAACGCCTGATGCTGATGTCGCAACGTAAATAGCGTCTTGGTTATCGTTTATCGCGTCATCCATAGCGCTAGCAACGTCTGTTGCTGTATCGCCAACAGCAACAGCAACATCATACTGTGCACCAAGAATAAACAGCGATTCAACCCCAGCTTTAGCGCTAGCGACGGAATATGAGGCAGTGTAATCAACTGTGAATTTGGCTTTAGAGCCAACAGGGTCGGCCTGTGCGACGATCTCTACAGGAAAGGTATCGCCAGCTTGACCAACAAATGAAAGCCAAATTTGGTGAATAACCGAACCTGCGCCAAACAGAGTTTTAACCTCGTTTTCATTTAAAACTTGATACGGCATATTCGCCAAAGCCGTGCCTGTTGATAATTTTTGCCCCATTATGCATGCAAAATATTCACGAGCGCCGGTTGTTGATCTGGCTTGACTAAAATCAATCTGCCCGTAAACCCCCGGTCTTTTTGTTTGACCCAAAAAATCAGTCATTTTTTCCCTCCTTTGATTTGGATACTTTGCTGTCATCGACGACAACTACATCGCCAACCATAATTTTTGACGATAAGTAAGGATTGACGAAAGAAACATAAAATTCAGTTTTTGCGTCAATTTTTTTACCGCTTTGATCAATAAATGATTTTAAAGCTTTGATTTTAATCTTTTTTGGTTCCATTTTTCACCTTTTCGTTCGTGAATGTTAAATCTTTTGGTTTTTCGCCAACAGAAAATTTAAAGCGCGTCAATCCAACTTTTTCAAAAATTGAATTTGCCGCTTGTCTTATCTGTCTACATGTTCTGCATTGTGTCATTTTATGCTCCATCAACTTGAATTTGTGGCTTGTAAATTGCACATGTTTCAGGCTCAAAATATCCATATTCAACAGAATACGAAACAGAAAAAGAAACTTTTGCCAAAAAGTAAACAAATTCCGCTTCTCTGTCAAACGAAAAATCAATTGTCGCATCAGAAACAGTAGCGTCTGGGTTAAAACCATTAATTTGTACTATTGCATTTAAACATAACTCAACCAAATAATACAAATCATCAATGCAATTAGAATATCCTGTTCCATCATCGTTGGATCGAACTCGGCATTCTAAGTCATAAAAATGCTCAAACTCTATCGATTTATTTTGAATCCCTTTTGCTCTTGCATTATTGTCAAACAAAGAGACGCTCAAAGCTACAGAACTATCTATTTTATCAGGAGAATTATCAAAATAAGGCAGCTCGCTATCTAAAGCGGCAAAAGACTTTTTTAAAATTTGTCTAGTTAGCACTGCCGTTTGCATACCTACTTTCATATTTTCTAAGCTTTATAACGTAAGAAAGAACTCCGCTATCATCAATATCATCAACAACAAACTGTTCGTTTGACTTAACCCTTGTGATCAAATCTCCGATTTTTGGTTTAAAGCCAAGTGCTTCAATCAAGACATCTAAAACCGGCGACACTGAATCAACAGAACCTACCGCATCGGATACCTCTACATTGGTACGCTCGTATATCGCCTCTATGTTTTTTTTGATTTTTTTATCCGCCGTTTCGTATATAAACGCCTCAGCCCCTAAATGCTTATTACATTCTTTGCCCATTTTGCTGATTAATTGATCAAAAAAACTCACAATATCCCCGCAACAACATTAACATTGCCGGATGCAAGCGTAATTTTCGATCCGCTTAATAAAGTCGCTATAACGCTAAAACTGTAAGCAGATATACCTATGCTTAATGTTTTCGTTTCTATTGCAGTAAGCTCAAAAGAAACCGTTTTTGTCCCAGCATTGTAGCTTCCAGCCTTATCTATCGAAGTTGTGTAATCTAATCCACTACCTCGATAGATAATAACTTGTATTGACGCTATTGAATAACTCCATGATTGATTAGAGAAACTGAAAGCCAACCCATCGGCCGACTTTCTATCGTCTCCCTGCTTTACAACAATATCTGAAGTAATCAAATAGCCAATACCATTACTCATTATTTCGCTTTCTCATCTTTCTTTGATTCTTGTTGTTTTTTTTCAACAACAACAATTCCTCTGGTTTGAAAATCAGCAAGTTGATCATCTTTTATCTCGACCTCATCGCCAGCTTTGTATAGCTTCCCTGCTATGTTAGTCGAAACTGCTAATTTAACTTTCATCAAATGCTCCCTAAAAAGTTAGCGCCACCAACAACGGAATTAACGTTGTTAGGCACAATTAAGAAACCTTGTTGCGATAACACCTCTACCATTTTTCCGTCGTCTTTTGGCAACACTTGAGTGAACGCCTCAGCTGCAGAATAATTGAACGCGTTAAAGTTTTCAATCGGGCTAAATCTGGCTACATAAGAGCTTGATTCTGATGGATATTCAGTCATATAAACGCCGCCGTTGGGCAACATGTATTGCTTAGCGCCTGTTTTGTCTATGTAGTTTGCATCGTAAACCCAAATATCAAGCAAAGAGCCACCAGTCGCACCTCGCAACTGCATAGCCAAATTGCCAAATAAATCATCATTAACTAATGAAGCAGGCATGTTCTGCACAGAAATTCCGGCGTGTGGCGTAATAAACTCAGCTTTGAACCCAGCATTTGAGATCATCGCTGAGTAAACATCAGCCCTGACAAGCATTGCTTGTGGTGATCTATCATTTAATCCGCGATAAATATCAATCATCGATTTAATGTCAGCAACGATATTTGCCGATGAGTTATCCCATGTCGTCGATGGGGCAAAAGTCGCCGTCGCATCACGCTCAAAATCGATAGTTCTATGCTTCGCATGGTCTGTGCCAGCGATAACCAACTTGCCGGTCGTGAATACTTCTGATAGCATTTTCCGTTTGCGGTTGTTATGCGCAATTACATTAATTCGTAGCGAATCGTTCACGCAAATAGCATAAGCTTGAGCGTACGTTAATTCATTACTCATAACGCCGCTAGACATAACAATTTGTTGCGCTTTGGTTAAAATATCATGCGCGAAAATTTGTTGAGAAAATTGAAAATAAGGCATCTCAACGCTTTTCACTGTTGCGCTTGTTTGATTTGCAAACGGGGGTGGGGTATTAACCGCGTCTACATAAGGCGCGTCTCCAATATAGCTTGTGCCCTTCATTAGATTAATGAATTTTGACGCTTCTCTCATTTCTGCGTTCAATAGCCAATTATCTATCAACGACTGTTTTATTTCGCCGTTAGCTTTATTATAAGCACTGTGAATGATAACTTGGCTTAAATTTGGGATTTGTACCCCATTTAACGTGATTGTTGACATTATACAACCTCCTGTAATACGAATTTACCGCCATTATTTGCTTTAGCCATAGCTTTAACTTGGTTTGCTGCGTTTAGCTTAACTCCGCTTAATTTTAATTCAGCAACGTTAAACATACCGTCAATGGCAACTTGCATTTTAGCGCTGTTTGCAACTAATAATGTCGAATCAGCGGACGAGTGATCTTTGATCACAATGCCATCAAAATCATCAGCACTTGTTGCTAATGTACATACATTAGTTGTTGCGTTTATTTTAACCAAATCGCCTTTTGCATAAGCAGTTGCGGTTGTTGGTACAACGCTATTTGTAGTGTATTCACCCGTGTGAAATACAACAGTTTCAATTGTTTGGTTTATCGTAAATGTCATTTTGCCCCCACGATTAGTTTTTTCATTGCAGCATCAGTTGTGTTTTCAGGCTTTAGTTCTGGCTTTTCAACTGATTTTAATGGCTCCGCCGTCGCCCCAGAAATAACCTGAGCTACCGTTTGGCTATTTTGGGCAACTTCCGCTTTGACATATTGTAACGCCGTTTTTGCAGCGATCAAACTTAAACCGTCTTTGATCATCGCTAAAGCAGCTTGTGTTTTTCCTGCGCATTCATCAGACGCTAAAAACGAAGCAAGTTCAATCATTGCCTCTTTTTTAGATTCGTCTTTTGCTGCCAGAACGGCATCCGTTTTTTGTTTCTCAAACTCAGCAGCGACACTGGCTTTAGCCTCAGCCACCATGCTTTGAGCCTGTTCTTGAGATATCATCTCCATTTTTGCTCCTATAATAATGCCTTTCGAGGCGTTTATACCAGCGTCGCCATTAAAAAACAACAACGCATCATCAAAATTATCAACCTCTTGGTCAATAAGTTTGTTTTTTACGGCATCCTGCGTATTATACACGCCTGCCTGCATATCTACAATTTTTTGTTTTGTGGTTGGCCGCTTCTGGTAAACGGTATCGATAAACCAATCTCCAATATAATCAATCTCAGCCTTGAAGTCCGATCTTTCGCTATCGCTTAATGGACGATAGCTAGACCCAGCGTCTTTTTTCTCTCCATTCTTTATAACTTCAACACCAATCCCAGCCGATTCGTACATTTTTGAAAAATCAAAATGCGTCATAATAACGCCAATTGATCCAATTGATGCCTCAACTTGCCTTAAAGAAGCTATTTTTTTGGCTTGTGAGCCGATTGCATAAGCAGCCGAAGCCATCAAGCCAGTGGCTAAAGAGTAGACAGTTTTTTTTGATTTTGCAACAGCATCAACAGCCGCTGGCAACCCTAAAACTTGGCCACCGGGGGAATTTATATCTAAAACTATTTTCTGTACAGACATATTTTGGTTCGCGTGATCGATCATTGATACGATCTCGCTATAAGAATCGCCAAACCCATAGCCTTCGTTATATAATGCGCCATGAATTGGTATTACTGCAATGCCTTTTTTTACTACGTACCCATATTCGCCAGAGATGCTAACAAAAACATCGGCGTTGGCAGCAAACGAATTCATCACCATTTTTGATTTTTTTTCGCACCGCTCTAGTGTCCTAGCATCAACACCTTGCATCAATAGCATAAACTGATTCATTATGCACCTACCACATCAAAAAATTGGTTTGTTGTTTGACCATTCTCATCTTTAATCCCTAACTCGCTTTTTCGCAATTCCTCAAAAGCGAGTTGCTCTAAAACTTCGTCCAAATCTTTTCCTTGCTCATTAAGCACGTCTCTAAGCGTAGTTACATTGCATTCTAACATAGTTTTAACCGAAGATGCATATTTATTTTCATCAATTATTATTTTCCCCGCACCAATCCAGTCACAGTTTAGCAGAATGTCTCTTTTTTCCCAATAGTTAACTCTTGTTGGTAGCAAGGGCAATAGACCCCTTAACATCATTTCGTCAGCCCAACCTTTAAAAATAGTGGTTGCATCTACATTAACAGAAGCCTCGCGCTTTGCTTTGATCCCCTCCCACGTTAGAGCCTCACTCAATCTAGCGCTTGAATAGTTTGAATTCCTGAAATCGCCGGTTAACGATTCTTGAGATAGTCCGAATATTTTCGCCAAAATAAAAACGTTATCTTGAATCATTCCGTGCGCATTTAACGCGTTCTGATGCGGGGACAGTACGTTTATTTTCTCGCCCGGTGTCAGTTGCGGAATATCAACACTATCAAATTTCGTTTTAAATTGATCGTAATACAGTTTATTCCAGTCCTGCAAGTCAACAAGAGACTCTCCATAATCGTCTTTTCTTGTTTCTCCGTGCTCTAAATTCGCCTGAAAAACATCACGCATTAAATCTGTTTGAGGATCAGCCTCAAGAAAAAATGCGTACTTTAGCGCCAAATTCATACTTTGAAGGGCGTACCCTCTTGCCGTATCAAGCTGTTTAATTAACGGTAGTATCGTCGATATATCGCTATATCCTCGTGTTTGCGAAGGTCTGAATTGATTAAACCCATGCAAAATATTAAATAAGTCAATCTCGCGGCCATTAATCAATATTGTTGATTCTCTATTGATTATTCGCCAATTCTCAGGTTCGTAATAAGCACCAATTAATTCCGGCAGTGAGTTGTATACACAATAAGCTTTTGCCGCTCCTAGCTCATCTTTGATTACGCCAAACCTAAAGTTAAAGCTTTCACTTATACCGACCGGCGTTTTGACGCGCCAAGGATCAATCCCTTGCACGCAAAAACCAACACCCATTTTTAAATTTTTTCTTTCTGTGCGCATTAAAAAATGCTCACCAAAAATCAAGTCTTGGCTAACTGTCTGTCTTAGAATTTCTGTGAAAGAAAGTTTTCTCTCCGCATCTATGTATTTTTCCGGCGAGTTTGCGTACATGTCAAACATGCGTTCAACTTTTGACGCCCAAGCCAAAATTTCTTTTTTTTCTTCTTCATTAAAAAAAGAAACAATGGGAGTTAACTGCAACCTGAATTTAGACCCAACCACTCTATTTTGGGATACCTGTATCCCACTTCTTATGATTGGCGAGTGTATCGCCTTATCTAAAGCCACAGGATCAACCGCTGGCTTTAAGTCGGCGACAATTGAATCCGAATGAGGTATATTCTGATTAATCATGTTGAATGATCTAACAACAGTGTTTCCGCTTTGTGCCAAAGCCTTCGCGTTAATCAGTGATTTATTTTTTTTGCCTGCTGCTGCTCGTTTTTTATTCATTTTTTACCCAAGCGATTGGAAGACACTTTTAAAAGATTTTGGTCGCGTGTATGTTTTTTGCGCTTTTTGCTGTTTTTCTATCTCATTGTTCAAATCAGACAATGAGGCGTGGTTGTATTTGGTTCTTCGCCCTGCGTATTGAACCTCAGCAACTTGCTCACCTTTAATTATTGCCTCTCTCGCTGCAATTAATTGTTCAAGATATGTCATTTGTTAACGTAGCTTTGTTTAATTTAATCGTTTTTACACTATTTTTAATTAGAAGTCAAGCTTTTTTTCGTTGCAGCATGGCTTTTTTTTCATCAAAACTTAGTTTTTTTGTCGGCTCTGTTTTTTTTCTTATTGGCTTTTCTATTTCTTGTTCTTTTATTTCTCCAGTTGCTTCGTATTCTTTTTCAAGAATTGCCCATTTATTAAGCATTGATGTATGTAAACCGCCACCAATTGCGGCATGTAGCGCTAAAACTTCGCAATCTAAAGCCTCGTTTCTGGTCGTCCCTTTATGAATGTACTTGTATTTTCTTTTCGACACATCCAAAATTCTGTATTCAGACTCACAAACTTGTTGAAAATAGTCGGCTCTAACACCTGCATAACAATACATCGCGGCTGGTGATTGTGGGTTGATTCTACCAATTGTTGTTGAATCGCCTAGAATTATATTTTTCGCTCTAACAGTCCCGACAATATAGATTTGTGCTTTTGCTACAGATTTTCTTTTCACGCCACTAAGCACTTCGTGGCCTGCTCTTTTCGGGTTTGAAAATATCTCTTTATCGCCGCCGTCGTGAGACGATCCTTTAGCCGGCAGATAGATTTTTGTTTTGTGCTTATGACAAAATTGAACAACAACATCAGTCCTTCTTCCATCGCCAGCATCAATAGAGCATCTACTTATTTTTATTTTTTTTCCACTTTCGTGCAAAAACTCTTGTGAAAGAAGCGCCAACAAATCAACCCAAGCACCAGATTCAATGTTGTCCGTGTCGCCATAAATTTCACCGAAAAACACAAGCCAGCTTTTCTCTCCTCTGCCCCAAGCTCTTATCACAACAGCAAGACGATCATGTTGAACGTCAACCCCTGCGCATAAGTATAACCCCCCCATGGGCACAGTCATTTCGTTGTAATACAGCACTTGTTGCGCAACAACATCAGCTTTTGCGCTTTCTGTGCTTGTTAAGAACGGAATGCCAAGCGTGTTGTTATTAAACGACCGCATCATATTGTCATTGCCTTTAGCAATTTCGTACTTCGCCTCTAATGACTTTTTTAGAAGCGTTTTGAGCGAAGATTCACCAAATGTTGCGTTTAATTCATTAATGTAAAAACTAGCTATTCCATTAAATGGCGACGTTGCCACGTGTTTCCCTTTTTTGACGTTTTGTATTTTTTGGTGGTCATCCCAGACAGAACCACAAAAAGGACAAGAATAAAAGACACTATCTAAATCAGCAAAGCCATAAACATCGTGTTTAATCGGGGCGTTATTATGCCACTTGACATTTTCCCAGCTTAGCTGGTGATATTGCCCACAATCGTAGCATGGTACGTGCCATTCTCTCCTGTCGCCCTCTAGAAACTCGCGCTCCATTCTTGATAATTCGTTTGTTGGCGTTCCACCAAAAATGGTTTTGCCGTCATCAAATGTTTTGTTTCTTTGTTCCCATACCCTAACGGCATCACCTTGATGCTGTACATTCGCCAAACAATCATCTGGCTCCTCGACGAAAATATATTTAATTGAGTGGCTTTTTAGTTTTGACGCGCTTGTAGACCAAACAAAACGAACAGAGCCGCCAAGGTAGCTTTTGTTATACCACTGGTTTTCCTTATCCTTTTTTTTATCCCACGCAGGCATTATTTTTTGAATTATCGGGTTGCTCTTTACGAAAGGAAACCACTTTTCTTTTTCAAATTCTTTCGCGCTGTCCTCTGTCGCAAACATGATACCGATTGAAGATGGATCGTTAGTCATAATCCACCCGATCATGCTTAATACAACCTCAGTCCAACCCACCTGCGCCGACTTTTTCACAACTATTTTTCTAACTTTTTTGTCCGTCATGCAGCTAATCCAATCTCTAGCCCAAGGAACAGAATCAAACCTAAAGCTGCCCGGTGATGCGCTATTGTGTTCAGATAGCTTTCTGTTCTTCTCTACCCATTCAATCGGGTTCTGCTTGATCCTCGGCCTCACTAGATTTATCAGCTGCTTTAGCAATCGCCCGTTTGCGAGCATTTTGGAGTTCAGGGTTGAGTCTTGCAAGTTCTTCAAGTGCGTCATAAATATATCCCTCAACAATTGATTCAGCCTCAATCAAGTCAATATCCTTGTATTTGTTTTTTAATGCAAGCGCTATTTTTTTCGGCGCGTGCTGCATCCTAGAACGAAAAGAGGTTATTACAGCACCAAGAGATGAGGAAAGCTCATTAGCATCAACAAGCTCACCAGCAAGCATTTTAACTTTTAATGCCCAGTGTTTTGTTTGTTCAATTATTAATTTTTCTTTTGGATTTAACGATAAATCGTCCACAAAAAACAACCTTTTTAAATAAAATACATCATATCTTTTCAATAAAGCTAAAAACTAGCGATATTTTGCGCGATTAATATGCGTAGTTTAACATATATTTTTTTAAAAATCCTTTTTGTTTTATTGTTTATTTAATTAATTTAATTAAGTGAAACTCCAGTCTTTTTGGAAACGCTTCTATTGTTTTCTTTTCCATAGCTTTTTTGATCGCTTCGTTATTAAACATTGCATCTACCCCCGGTCCTGTCAATTGTTTTATTCTTTCTGCTTTAATTGAGAAGCCTCCTTTGTAATTGTAATCGCCTTTATTTGGAACAAACAGCCCAGTGTTTGCGCTTGTCCTTGACTCTCTTATGTAAGCTTTGTTGTTTGCGATAAAGCCGCTTTTGATTGTTTTGCGTTGCGTTTTTATTTTAACACTTATGCCTTGGCCTTTTCCTTTCCATCTTAATTTGCCAGCATCATCTCTAAATATGCCACCAAATCCTTTTTGTTTCGCTCCATATTTTATTATGTTTACAGGTTTGTCAATTGCAGAAAGAATTGCTGTTTTTTTGTTTTTTTTTGCTTTATCTTCTTTTAACTTTTGTCTGATTGTGGCTGTTGGTAAGTTATAGCCCTCTCGCTTAATCTCTCTTATTGCTTCTGATCTAGCTTGTCTGAGTGTGTCATTTAATGCACGCACTGTTGCTTTATCTTTCAAAGCTTTTGAAATTCTCATCAAATAAAATGATGCTTGTCTAACATCAGCAATAACATTAATCACAATTCACCAATTTTAATAAACTAAAAAAAAAGAAAATAAAGTATATATCAAATATACCTTTGGTGGGTTCAGAGCAAAGCACAACCTATATGCGTGAATATCACACATTCGGTCATGCTTAATTATACCTTCGGAGCCTGTCCGTCGCTATCGCACTCAAGATTCTTAATTTGTCTGTTTTATATCTCAGATAGATTTATCTAATAGCACTTTGACTAAAACATTAACAACTATGCAACGCGGCAATCTTGATTCACCCAACCGCTCTGGCTATGTCTCGCTCTTCTCACCAGACGCAATGTATATGAAGAACACACAATGCTTGTTTTTATATCAAAACCACCTACCGAACGACGCACCGACATATAGGCGAAAAAACTTTTTTAGTTTAACACGTTTCTAATAACAAGCGTAGCCACATCATAAGATTTATTTTGTTTTTTTGCATTTGTCGCCTTTCAACAACACAAATGTGTCCTCTTTCCCGTCATATAATATTTTATACTTTCTCTTTGTTTCTGTTTCGTTAATTACTTTAAGTGTTATTTTTATCACAGTTTAATTCCTTAAAAATTATCAAAATTATATCTAAATTTAACGTTTCGTTCTGCTGCAAACGCCGTCATCAACTCCTGCATATCACACATTTCTTTCACTGTCATTTTTGATGTTGATTGTCCAAGAACAACAAAACCCCCATCGATGCTTGGCACAACGTCTTGTTTTTTTAGTGCTGCACTGAAAACATGTTTCCATTCGTCTGCCGTCAGTTTTCTACCATGCCAAACAACCTGCTCGCTAATGTCTGATAGCATCGCCCACAGTCTCGCATTTTGTTCTAATGATCGTGTTTTTGGCTTCGCTTCTAAAACAACGTGATTACCATTTACAACCTCATTTATGACAATATCATAAATTTGCCTAAAAACAGCTTTTGTTTGATCTTTGTTTTGGCAAAGAAGTTTTATCTTTTCCATAATGTTCTCTGATTTTTTTATCTAGCTATTGAGATATAAAAAAAATAAATGCTACAGTGCAATGATTGACAAGTCGCCTGTAGCCGCAACTTTTTGTATACCACTCGTCCTCAATTTTTAAAAAAAAACGAGTGCCACATCATCGCGCTATGGTATGTTTATTTTCCAGTGCTTCCAAAGCCACCATTTCCTCTATCTGTATCATTAATAGCACCAACCTCTAAAAATAGTGGCGTAATGACCGGCATAAACACCAACTGCGCGATTCTGTCGCAATGGCTAATAACTTGTGAATATTTTGAATGATTTTTGATCGCAACGATTATTTCCCCGCGATAGTCCACGTCAATAACACCAACTTTGTTTGCAGGCGCTAACCCTTTTGATGTCGCAAGCCCGCTTCTTGCAAACACGAACCCGCCATACTGTGTCTCTATGTTATCCCCATCAGTCATCGATCCAAGCGCTATCCCAGTACCTATTTTGACTGTCTCACCGACATCAATAAATTTTGTCCCGCCGCCTTCATCAATGCACGCATACAAATCAAAACCAACTGATAGCGGTGTTGCTCTTGTTGGCACACGCGCGTTTTTATTTATTTTAACAAAATTAATTGTAAGCATTTTTAAGCCTTTTTAACATCATAATAATAAAGAAATTCCCTCATTATCGTTGCCGCCTTAATCGGCTTGCCTGAAACTCCAACAACACCAATTTCGTTTAATTTCGCTTCTATGATTTTAGAAATTATTTTTTTGCTTAAATATTTTTTTTGATTAGCATTTAATTTTTGTGCTATTTTTTTGGCCTCAAAGACCCACCTTAACACACTTTCGTTTTTTTCTTTGTGTTTATTAAGCACAAACAAAAACTTAAGACTTTTAACGCCGGAATAATCAACAAACCCAGCATCATCCGGAAGACTTCGCACGTCTTTTATCTCATCAGTAGACTCTTTGTTTAAAGCTTCAATATCCTCAATCTCTCGATCAATAGAAGCTCTAGCTTCGATTATATCTTGAGAATAAGATTTTGCGCCTCTTTGCCCAGCAACTAACAACTTCTTAATCGCATCTCCTACAGCGTGAGATTGCACCCCATAAGCATTCAATATATCGTAAATATCAATCGGCGAGACAACTTCTCTCTTATATATGTTTTTTACTTTCATTCTAACCCCCTAGCTTTGAGCTTCTTTTAAGCTTTTAACAAAATCTTTAGCCAGCATCTCTGCTTTGCTAGAATTTTCTTTCTCGAAAAAAGAAATTATTTTTTCAATGTGCTCTCGCCTGAAAAATCTTTTCCTTTTATCAAGATTTTGAAAGAATTGAGGCTGCGGTAAAACACCACCAACAACTAGAATGTTGATTGTATTTTGTCGCATCTTAAACCCAGATTTCTCTAGCATTTTCGCCACTTCGGCGATATTCACAAGCTCATCCGTTTGCACCATTTTAACTATTTGCATTTTAATTCCTTAAAATTTTAAGTATAAAATATATTATAACATTATTAAAAATAATGTCAATACCTTATTGATCTTAATACAACCATTGCCGCATCTCTTTTGTGTTGATTCGAACTTTCGGCATATCCGGTTAATTCGAATAGCTTTTCTGCACTTATTTTCTCGCCCTTACCCTTTGGACTTATCCCGTGAGATATAATGCCGAGTTTTCCGCATGTGTAATCAATCACCTTCCCCCATGCTCCATTTTGGCCTACGTTTCTAGCAATTTTCCGCCCATATGCTGGTGATTTATCGTTGTGCTTCGCCGCAGAAAAAATGAATCTAGTCAATCTGTTGTCCTCATAGATTACTCTCTCGATTTTCTCGCGCTCGTGAAACACTGTTAGCCAATCCTGAATTTCTTCTGGCTTGATTGTGTCGAGAGACGCTAATTTTAAGTTTCTAAATATCGCTATCCCCGTTTGTTCGCCTGGGTCAATGCCTATAATTACCATATGAAAAAAACATTTTATAAACAATTTTGTTAAAAGATAAGAATCAACAAATCTCTGTGAAATCCACCCTCTCGCTGTAGCATCCGTTGGACTCACCTAGCCAGCGCACCTCAACGGAGCCTTTTAGCGTGGCAAACCCGTAAAATGTCCAAGTGAACGATTCTTTGTGCTCACTCGCCGTGTAGCCTTCTGGATGCTCTCGGTTAGTGCTTTCCTCAGCGAAAATAATCGGTGATCCACCCAAATCGTCCAAGTCTCCCAGCACGCTTTCGATGTATACACATTCATCGCAAACTTGCTCGTGATACAGCTTGTATATTTTGCCTTCTGTTGTATAAAAAACAAGCTCATCGCTATCAACTTCCAGTCTATTCAGAGTCTTGCCCAATAGGTCTTTCATTTCGGCCATTTAAATTCCCTCAAAATATCGTCGCAAAAATCTTTAATCTCTTGTATTGTCTCTCCTGTATTACGATCAACCCATATTTCTATCTTTTTCTCTGTCATTTCAGACTCCCGTTATAATTTATCAAAGCGACCAACAAGAAAAGCCAAAAAACCGCCAGTCTAAAAAAACTATCATCCTTATCGATTAATCAACATTTATAAGCCAACAACGGAATAAAAACAAAAAAAAATAATAAAATAACAATAAAAACATAAGGAGGCGGGGGAGCCGGAGGTATTGATTCGCACAGAATCACAACTGTTGCGCTTGATTGTGTGCTTGTTTTTTCGATTATCTCGCATTTTTTTTTATCCATCATTTAACCTCTATTCTCTTTCCTGTTTCCCAGTCAATGTCTGGGCGTAGATAGAACTCCCAATCAAAAGTTAAAGGGAGGTGAGGCATATCTTGCCATTTGTCTTCAAGTGTCTGGCATTTCCCCTCATTAAATCTCCAGATACATAACCAACCTTGAGCAAACACCACCTTTGCTTTCTGCATACATTCTAGAGCGTGAGCAAAGACTGTTGGAATTTCAAAAATTTTTCGATAAATTTTGCTGTCAGCCCTAACGACATCAATAACTTTGTCGTTATTATTTGCTCTTCCTAGCTCTATGCACCAGCAATCACCAGCAGAATCGTATACTATATCCCAACCGAATTTATCGTAATTCGGGTGAGTCGTAAACTTGTCCGGCCACTCACCACCTGTCTTAACCCACAACTTAACTTGTTCTGGCGTCACTCTCAAGTTTGAAATATTCATATTTACCTCCAATCTAAAATCTTGGCCAGCCTAGCTATTTTGGCCTTACTTTTTGGGTTGTGCTCGCAAGACCTCTAATAATGCGAACACATCAAGCTAAGCTTTGAATTAATGTTAAAGCAATATATATTATATTGAAATAAATAAAATATGTCAAACATTATTTATTTTTTGTTTTGTTTTATTTTAATTCTGTAAAACCAATCTAAGCATGGTGCAGCACCTCTTGTTTTTATCATTTCATCTCTAACTTGAGTCATTGTTTTGAATTTCTCTCTAAGCGATAAAGCTTCTTTTTTTAACTCATTGTATTCTTTTTGGTTTGCGTACCTTTTTGGTCTATTTTCCATTCTTTTTTTTATAATTTCTTTTTTTCTCTCTTTTTCAATCGTTTCAATATCACCTATTTTGTGTTGAATATACAACATGTACCAAGGGCTATTTTGTTTCACTCAACATCTCCAAAAACTTGATTAAATTTATTCATGCTCGCCCGTCCTTCCTTCGCTCGCTTAATAAGATTGTGCGCACCAGCCGTCGTTAGTCCTGTTTTTTCTTTAACAATCGCCAACGCTTCTTTGTCGCCGATCCAGTTTTTTTCTTTTGCTGCATCGTTAAATGCGGTTTTCCACTCAAGCCAAGTCGGATTGAGTGCGTATCGTTTGTTCATTTTCTCTTCCTTTCGTTTTCGTATTTAATCAATGTTTGATAAAGATACTCTGGTATCTCTCTCCAAGCGTCGCCAAACCTAGTTTCAATGCTCCAATAAAATTTTCCATCCTCCTTCTTCACACTCAACCCACCGATATGGTTGCCTATATCTCCTATTTCGGTTATTTTTTCCATTTACTTTCCTTTCGATATATTAGATACCGGCTCTGGCAACATTAGCTACCAGAGCCTACACCATTCTTTTTTTTATTTGGCGCACCCACAACACAGGGCACTTTTTTAGGTTTTTTTTAAGGCAGCTACTTTTCCAAAAATGGGGTTTTTCGCCGTTTTTCTCCTGTGATCCTAAAACACTAAGTCATTATCTAAATTTAAATATAAGCAACCCCAGCAATTCTAAGCGGAGATGGGCAATGCCCATCTGATCTAAAACCGTTATAGTGTCGAGCGTTCCAAAGCTCTTTTACTTCATCAAAAAACTTCGCTTGATCCTCCGATAGCTTCGTTTTTTTTGAGACTCTTAAATAAAAGCGACAGCTACCGCATTTACCCCAGTGATCAGATTCTCTGACCACTTTAACAACTTCATGGGAATGTGTTTTTCGCATCTCAAAATATTTTGAACCGCTCCCATTCGGTGAATAAAAAACGTTCCAATAAAAAAATTTATTTATTTTGTACCACCCTGCATTAATAATATTTGGGGGTGTACAGACCCAAAAGTCAAGTTTTAAATTTGTGTAAAACATCTTTATCTACTAAAAAAATATTTAAAAACTGATTCAATGAATCAATATGTGTAATTTTACACGTTTAGTTTTATTTGTCAACTATTTTTTATGTATTTTTATTTCTTTTTTATCCCTGTTTTTAGAAAAATATTTCTTATTTGTCTAAATTGTTCAATATTTCAGCAATTATTTCATTACATTTTTTATTGACCAACCCGTTGATGTGCGCGTGCATATCTGTTGGCGATTCGTCTTATTCGTCAGCGTCAACATCCATGTGCCAACTCACAAGTTGTTTAATCTCATTAAGAATATCAATTATTTGATTGTTTTTCATTTTTGTTTTTCCTTTGTTCTTTAGACAAAAAAAACATGTAAGCAACAGACATGCAAGCATCACTCACACACTTACCTTGAATTTTTCTTTTTTGCAAAATTTCTTGATAAAGCGTCGTTTTATTTATCTCCAATTCGTTTGCCATCGCTACCTCCAATCAAAAGTTTATGTTGTTTTTTGTAGACAAGTTTACATAATTCCTCATCACCGACCGGAAAAAATGGAGAAATGATGTTTCCTGATGCAGCTAAAAAACTAGGGATATTCTGCAAAGCTGCCGGCGATTTCTCAAACATCTCGTAATGTTTGCAAAATTCAGTTTCTTTGAACGACAATGCATCTAAAGTCCAAGTACACACAGCATCCATTCCTCCCATCGATTCAACAACTGCGTGAATAATCGGGTCATCGAACACGAATCTACGAGCGCTACACTTGTCTATTATGCTCATTAATTTCGCCCACGCTAGACTGGCTCTATCTTTCTTTGTTCCGACCAAAGCTTTCTCAATCTCTGAAACTCTAATGATGAAGCCAGTCGCGTCCGGCGAGGCACGCAAAGATAAAATTATTTTGCACACATTCTCAAAACCATACTTTTCTCCAACATCAACCCATTCTTTGGTTGCTAGCCCTGTGAGCTTTTTTCCATAATCATCAAACATCTCGCTAATGAACTTTATGTATTCGTTGTAATTAATCACATTACCACCTCAAAGAATTTCAAATGCTGGCTGTTTAAATGAGTCTGTTATATCTTTAGCTTCATATGCTCTTTCTTTCTCTCTCTGCTCGTTAAATTGTCGAAGCACTTCGTCATTTTCTCTTTTTAGTTTTTCGTGAGCAGTTTCAAACGTTTTTTTTCTTTCGCTGTTTGCAACAGTGAGATAGCGAGAGACAAACCCTCTTAACATCGAAATCTCATCATTGAATATTTTTCCCGAATTTTTCTCAACGTAAGCAGAAATTGCTCTATTTAATTTTTCTTCATCAATTTTGTTCAAATCGAAACCGGATAGTCTTGCTGCATGTGCGAGCTTTTCGTTATCAAGCTTTAATTCATATTCGCTATGAAGAACGAATTTTGTTTGTGTGTGTGTGTTTTTCTCTTTGCTTTCTCGCGATTTTTCGTCACACACACTATCTGTGTTTATATCTGTGTTTATATCTGTTACAGTAGAATCATCATTTTTGATTTTTTCATTCATCATTTTTGATGAGTCTGTTGATTCATTTTGATTTGTCGATTCGTTGACTATTGAATACCATTTTGTTCTGTCGTAAGCTGTCTCGTTGTATTCAGATGTTGCCAAAATAACACCATTGTTTTCTAGCTTTTTAAGCATCTTTTGTATTTTTTGTTCATTCCAGTACGGAAATAATTCTGCAAAAGCTCTCGCGCTGTTATAAGTCCAATACCGACCATCATAACAATGTTTATTATTTGCTTTGTTTTTTGCAATCCAAAACCTAATGTTGCTCAAAATTATAGCTTCATCTACGCCGTATCTAATAGCGTCATTAACATCAAATTGATGATTCATACAAACTCCCAAAAAAAAAGCTAGTTAAACTGTCTCGGACTTCTCCGTTGGCAGACCCCGTAACCGAACAGGGCAGACAGTTTAACTAGCTTCCGGTTAATAAGACATCTGCCAAGATGTTTTA